ACTAACTCTACAAATAAAACTGCAAATGATCAACATGCATTTAATCGTGTATATCCTCAAATTATTGGTATTCAGATAACTAAACTATCAACTGAAGAATACCCCAACGGTGAGATATACTTCAATCAAGGTAAAACTACTAAAGCAAAGATGGTTCATTGTAATTATTTACCAACTACAGCTGAAAAGGTTCAGCGCTTTAAAGATCATGGAATGTGGGATGAATCGGATACAGCATTTCTTCTGACGAATCGTTATTTAATATAATTTACTTAGGAGGAAAAACAAAGCTGTAGAATCCACTAAACTGTAGTAGAACGTGTAAAATACCAAACTTGGCAGCAAGAAGAGCAAATTCTTCAAGCACTGTTCCATTAATCGGGTACCCTCTGAAGACCGCCATGAGTAGGAAAACGAACGCAGGTAGGAACCCCATAAGAAGTGCTTCGATCGTAAACTTTACCGGGCTCTTCATAGGATACGTTAGATCGCGAATAAGACCCGAAACAACTGCAAGTAAAAAGAAGGCTGCGATAATTACTGCTAATGTTACTCCAGAAATTAGATCAATAGACGACATACCAAAGAGTGTACGAATGTAGGGAGTAGCAGTAGCCTTACTGTAGACACCGAACACCGCAGAAAGAATTGCACTCAGCACGATACCAATAATAACACATACTATAACAACGTCCATTTATATACATATAATTATATTTTAAGATACAGGACTATATACGACAATGTCGGCGTTTGAAGAAGCAACAGTAAGTAGACAATTCAGACAAACACTACCGTCAGGTCACTATGATATGATTATTGTATCACTTGTTCACCAGAAAAATAACATGATTTGGCATATTGCCGATAACATTAAGAAATACGTTCATGGTCGCTTTTTATGGATAGTTCATTGCAATTCGGAGATTATGATTGACGAAAATACTCTCCCTGACTTTGCATGGATGGTTCGAAACCCTATCAAAACAACGGGACACAGATGGTCTGTAGCTCTTACACACGGTATCTGTCGTGCACTTGAGTTTGCGATTGAGAATGTTACTTTTACGAATGCCCTAATGATGAGTTCTGGATCTGCTTTTTTCAGACATTATGACGTTCCCACGTTTCCTCGAATTGGGTTGATCAATCACACCTCTCTACTTAGCTTAAGCAGAGGTCAGCATACGATGCCTGTTCCGATTGAACGTATTGAGAGTTCATCATCTTATATTCTAGAAAACGGTAGTGAGATTCCGTGGCTATACGATAGGTTCGAAAAGGATATACCAATCCATCACCTGTTTAAGAAGTTTAAGTGGCTTAAAGGAGGCCAGTGGTCTGGAAGCATTTTTCCGTATGAAGTCGCAAAAGATGTTGCGGCGGATATGAAGAGCGTTGAAGCAATTTCATGCGATACAACACTCCGCGATTATGCTCGCGAAGAGATAGTGTTTTCAACATATGCATATAATTATGCTGTAACAACAGGCATGACAATAAATATGCTTGAAACTATTACTGATTGGGATTATATGTACAATCCGACCATCGAACGAGTAATACAGTACAGATCCGTAGCGGGATTATTTCCGGGCATTGGACATCTTGTATGTCGATTGGAGGATAACTATGAAGGTACTCGTGAATTTCTGATGAGATGAGATAGTTTATATTCAAAACGAATTTTTAGATTTTCATAAAAAAGAATGATACACAGAATGGCTGATCTTTCTAAACAGTACCGCAAGCATACGCATCGTGAGCACATTCTGTCTTTGCCCGATACCTATATCGGCAGCATTGAGAATTCGAACGATGAACTATTTGTAGTAAAAGACGATAGCTTTGTCCTTGAGACAATTTCAAACTTTAATCCTGGATTTTACAAGCTCTTTGATGAACTACTTGTGAATGCACACGATCACGTCGTACGTCTTCGCCAGAAAGGTTCAAAGAATCCTGTAAAGACAATTGATATTAGCGTTGCCGATAATGTTGTAACGATCAAGAACGACGGTGAGTCTATTGATGTCGAAAAACATCCGGACTACGGTGTTTATATTCCTCAAATGATCTTTGGAGAGCTACTCACATCTACAAACTACGATAAGGAAGAGAAAAAGCTAGTTGGTGGTAAGAATGGTTACGGAGTTAAACTTGTAAATATCTTTGCTAAGCAGCTCAAGATCACTGTCGTAGACGGCGTTCGTGAACTTAAATACGTACAAACATTCGAAAATAACATGTCTAAAATTGGAGAGCCGTCTGTAAAATCAGCAAAGGTAAAGCCATATGTTCAGATTGAATGGACTCCAGACTTTGCTCGATTTGGCTGGAAGGATGCATCTATCCCCGAAGGTCTACTCAAGGTCATTCAGCGACGAGTGTTTGATCTTGCAATGACAGTTGGGAAAGAAGTTCGCGTTACATGGTGCGGCACACCAGTTAAGTTTCGCGATCTTACAACGTACGCTTCCTGGTATCTGACGAAAGATACAGCCATCGTCACAGACGCTCCCCAAGTGGGCTGGCAGATTGCAGTCGCTGATAGTACATTTGATCGTGCGTTTAATGTTTCGTTTGTTAACGGCATTTGGACCCGGTCCGGCAAGCATGTGGATGAAATTACGAATCAGATTGTTTCGCATATTGTGAATTATCTGGAGACTAAGAAGAAAATTAAAGTTAAACCAGCACTTGTTCGTGACTCTCTGGCAGTGTTCATTCATTGCTTTGTGGAGAATCCTTCATTTAGCAGTCAGACTAAAGAAGTTCTCACTTCGAAAGTTTCATGCAAATTGAGTGATGAGTTTCTTAAGAAGGTTGTAACGAAGTTGAATATTGTTGAGAAGGTGCTTGAACAGCAAAATGTAAAGGATAATAAAGAGAACGCAAAGACCGATGGAAAGAAACACAGTAAAATTAGTGTTCCTAAACTGGATGATGCAACGCAGGCCGGAACAACTAAGAGTCACGAGTGCACGCTCATTCTCACAGAGGGAGATTCAGCTAAGGCGATGGCTCTATCTGGTCTATCACAGGAACAGCGAAAGTTCTATGGCGTCTTTCCTCTGCGTGGTAAGCTACTTAACGTGAAAGATTCGTCTGTTCGCAAAGTAGAACAGACCGAAGAGGTTGCAAATTTGAAGAAGATTCTGGGTTTGGAATCAGGAAAAAAGTACAATGATATCAAGTCACTTCGTTATGGAAAGATTCTGATCATGACCGATCAGGATTATGATGGTTCTCACATTCGTGGTCTACTCATTAACATGTTTCACGAGCTATGGCACGAACTCATTCAGGTGCCTAACTTCATTACCTACATGGCCACTCCAATTGTAAAGGCAACGAAAGGTTCTAATGTAAAGTCATTCTATACTCAGTACGATTATGAGGAATGGCGAAAGACTGATGCTTCTAAGGGTTGGAAGGTTAAGTACTACAAGGGACTTGGTACTTCAACTCGCGACGAAGCCAAAGACTATTTTAAGACCATGAACATTGTACCGTATTCGTATACTGACGAATCCAGTGATAAATCGATTGAGCTGGCTTTCAACAAAAGCTTGGCCGATGATCGCAAAGATTGGCTCAAGACGTATTCACGTAGTGAAATTATTAATGCGAATCCTGGACAGCGTGTTCCATACGAGGAGTTTGTACACAAGGATCTGATTCACTTCTCGAATTACAATTTGGAGCGATCAATTCCGAATGTAATGGACGGCCTCAAAACATCTCAGCGTAAGATTCTATACTCTGCATTTAAAAGAAACTTGAAGAGTGAAATTCGTGTGGCACAGTTTGCAGGATATGTATCCGAACATTCTGGTTACCACCACGGTGAGGCATCATTGACTGAAGCAATTGTAGCTATGGCTCAGGACTTTGTAGGGTCAAATAATATCGCGTGGTTTGTACCGGAAGGTCAGTTTGGTACTCGTCTTCAGGGTGGCAAAGATTCAGCTTCGCCCCGTTATATTCACACATTTCTACAGCCTTACATTCAACATCTTGTACCTGCAGATGATCTAGACTGTCTAGTGTATCGGGATGACGATGGTACTCCTGTAGAACCCGAATGGTATGCACCCATTCTTCCCATGCTACTTGTGAACGGATCTCGCGGTATTGGTACTGGTTATAGTACGAACATTCCATCTTTCAATCCAAAAGAGATTAAGGCTGCACTTACCGAATGGCTTGAGAAGGGAACCGGACTTGAGCGTGAATTTGTGCCTTATTATGAAGGATTCAAGGGTACAATCGTAAAAGATGCAAAGAATGATTATATTGTTAAGGGTGTTTGGAAGACTGAGAAAGATATGATGACAATTACAGAGCTTCCAGTCGGAACGTGGACAGCTGACTTCCGCGAGACGCTTGATAAAATGGTTGCTGATGGAATTATCAAGGACTTTACGGATACATCTACTGATATGGATATTCTTGTGAAGGTAAAGCTTGGAGCTGATGTAGCTGCGGTTGAGAAGCAGTTGACCGACAAGATTAAACTAACCAACATGCATGCATTCAATTCCAAGTGCGTGATTCACAAGTACAATAGTCCAAACGAGATCCTATCTGAGTTTGCAGTTGTACGACTTGATCTTTATGCAAAGCGTCGTGAACACCTACTTAAGGTTCTGAATGATAAACTTCCTTACCACGAGAACGTAGTTCGATTTATTCGCCAGCAGTGTCAGGAGAAACCTGTTCCAGACATTCGCCGTAAGACTCGTGAAGAATGTGATATTCTGCTCAAGAAGGAAAAGTTTGAACTCATCAAGGAATCTTATGATTATCTGATGAATCTTCCTATTGCTTCATTGACCCTAACAAATGCAACTAAGCACGAGAAGGAACTTGCTGAACTTAAGAAACAAATTAGTGAACTAGAAGGAACGACTCCCAAACAGTTATGGCTTTCTGATTTGAAGAAGCTTAAATTTTAATGATATAATTGAGAGCTAAATATGGTTGCATATTATTGTGAGCCGCTCCGCCGCCGGCGTTATTTATGGTTATGTTTGTAACTGCACTGGCAGTGTTAGACTGGTCTGCTTTATTTGCACCACTACCAACGAGAACAGCTCCACCAGATGTACCGCCTTGACCATGAAAGTGCCCTGGATCAGTAATTTCGTGTGTGTGTGCAGGTATTTCATTAACAGTTAATGTGTGGTTTTCTTCTCCTCCAGTACCGCCAAGCGCATAATTATTTGTCGTATTTGTACCAACACCAACAACTGTTTTTTGTCTTAAATCGGGAACGTTAAATGTAGTTGTGGTATCACCGGCTCCAAATGTTGTTCCAATAACTCCAAATAATACCGAATATCTTGTTCTGGTAACGGCACTACCATCGCACAAAAGCCACCCAGTGGGGGCAGTGGTTCCTGCGAATATAAGTATACTTCCTGAAGGAGCTGAGGAGATTCCTGCAGGACCTGTTGGACCTGTAGAAGCTGCAGGACCTGTGGCACCAGAAACACCCGTAGGACCCGTAGGACCCGTAGGACCACTAACGCCAGAAGCACCAGGAGAACCAGGAGCACCACTACTACCGCTTGGACCCGGGCATGTAACAAGTTTTGAAAATGCAAGATATTCACTTGCCGATAGCATTCTTAATTTATAGTTAAATAAAGACTTTCACATTTTTGCACATACAAGAATAATGGCAAGTCAATCATATCAAGAATTATTAGCAGAGACTTATCGAGAAACTGAAAATTTACAAGAAGATTTTACAGAAGAAGAGGAGGAACCTGATATCGACGGTCACCAAGAACGCGACTACGATATAAGTGAAGTAGCTGATCAGGATGCATTTAAAAAATTTGCTGGAAATCGTGGACATCCAGAAACAATTCCTAAACCAGCACAATTCACTGACAAGGGCAAAAATAGTATACGATACGAAAAAGATATTCAAATTTATTCATTTAATATTGATAGTCGATTTCGCGATTATACTAAACTAACAAATCAAACAAACACAATTCTCGCTCAATTATTCCCAACCCCCGCAGCAAATACATCTCTAGATGAATCAGGTAATTTAATACTAGGGGGGACTTTAGCTGGAACAACACCTACAGATTCGTTCAGTTCATCACAGTCATCTAATTTTATATTTACACTTCCACGTACCATAAAAAATGTATACTCGGTTGCCCTTACGTCAATTGAATTTCCTAATACATTTTATGAGTTTGATACGGCATTGTATAATAACACCACAATGACAATTATTGATTTAAGCAGTCCCAACAGTGGTGCTATCTATAATGTACGTATTCCCGATGGAAATTATGATACATTTACTAATTTTGCTTCGGCTGTTCAATATGCAATACAAAATTCAGTAAATCCAAATGGTGTTGTTAATACTGTATTTCAGTCATTTAAAGTTACGTATAGCACTTTAAAAGGGAAAATGATTTTTTCGAATCCAACACAATTTACATTTAAATTTCCCAGAAGTATACATCCTAGTGGAAATGGCCTTGGTTATTTTTTAGGGTTTAGTCAAATAGATTATACAAATAGCCCAAGCCAAACAGGAGAAATTTCTTCATCATTATATGGAAATACTACAGCAGGTTTAGTCGCTACGTATGGACTGTCGAGCACCGGACCTCCGTTAACAACTGATTACCGATTAGCGGCTGAAAATATTCCTGTTATTTTATCAAACAATTATATTTATATTGCATTAAATGATTGGAACGTAATTGTTCACCGTGATTTTAATAATGCACACTTTTATGCATTTGCAAAAATTATGGTTCCTGCTGTAAAATACACAATTGTATATGACAGTGATACGACAAACACAACTGTGAAAGAGTACTTCTTTCAACAACCAAAAGATATAACTAAAATTGCTATCACACTTTATGATGCATATGGAAATATACTGAATCTTCAGGGAGCTGATTTTTCATTCACACTTGAACTGAAACAGATATTGAATATGAACTTATATGAAAGCCTTCGTGAACTCTAATTTTGACACTGTAACCCTCCCACACGAGGTTTCAAACACTTTGCAATAGATGTGTATGTAATTTGATCAAATAATACAGGAGGACAACCTGTTGCTGCCTGAATAGGGTTTCGGTTAACCGCTATTCTACCTGGAAACTCAACTTTTAAGAGTGTAGCTTCTGCCTTTACTCTTATTCCGTTTGTATACGCTGCGGATGACTTCATTTATCTTCTGTTACAGGAATTCTTATCTTACGACGTTTGGTAACTACAGGAACATTCCGTTCTTTTGGGGGCTCCGATTTAAGCAACTCAAAACGTTGACGCGCTTGTTCGATCGATACGCCCTTGTACACCAGATCCAGTTTCAATTTGAGGAGACTGTCCATAATCATTAGTTGGAACATTTCTCACGGCGTTTAGCCATGGATTTGCAGTAAAGGGTATCTTCTTTGGCTCTTCGGGAGCTGTTCCATGACTGCTGTACAAAAAGAATCCAAAAGATCCAATAACTAAAACTAGCAAGCTAACATTCCACCACCAGGAAAATAGAGAATCACGAAATGATTTTACAGACAACAAGTTATTTTGAACACGTTCTACGTTGTCTTGTACCAAATGAAACATCTTTGCTACATACAAGAGGAATCCTATGGGAACACTGGGCGCAGTCTATGGAATCTCATTTGTTGCAGGTAGTCTTGCATCAATGGGTTCCGCCTACATGGCATCTCAAATTTATCCAATTGAAGATGAAGGCGAAGACATTAATTTATTAGTAAAAAATTCGGAAGTTACGTCTCAAGAAGGTGGTGTCAAAAATACTGTTAAATCCTTACAAGCTGCTATAGATGCAGCTAAAGTAAGAATAGACGGTATTATAGCAAAGAAACAAAAAGGATGGCAAATTGAATCTGCTAACATACAAAAAAGAATAAATGGATGGGAAAAAGAATTAAAAATTGCAAAAGAAGCCCAAGCTAAATACGATGCTGCTCGAGCTGCTAAAAAGGCAGAATACGACGCTGCTGAAGCTGCTAAAAAGGCTAAATACGATGCTGAACGATCAGAAGCTGAAAACGCACCTTCAGGACCTCTTTCTCCCGTAGAACCTATTGGGGTTGATTATAAGAGTCTATCTATCAAAACAGACCATAATTGTGGTGGAATGCATATTGGAAATAAAGGCACTGAGGGAATTATACTTTCGGCCGGACATTGTATTAAAAATTTTGAACGAGGTAGTACAGATCCCACGTCTGTTACTTACAATGATAACACAAAAGCGAAAGTAACTAGCGTATACAGCCTAGGGTTTACTGCCGATACAGCTTATAAAGATGCTTCTCTTATTGCTGTTGGTACAACTAAAAACACAGACAATATCTTTTTACTTGAAAATCCCAAAGACTTACCTCAAGACACAGTTTTAAAATTTTACAGTATAACTACTGGTAGAAAGTGGGATAATACAACTGCAAAAATTACTGATAAGGCGTTTACCGAAGAGGATATAGAACGAAATGGAATTGCAGATGTAGCACTATATCCCTATTTTAGAAAGTATATCCGAGGAATATGTTCAAACCCTGTAATAAGTCAAGGTGATTCTGGTAATCCAGTTGGAATTGAAAATGGTAATAAATTTATTTTAGTTGGATCTGTAACAATAGGTCGTAACCAAGAATGTACTTCAATCACCACGGTGTCTCAATTTATAGAACAAATAAAAGCGTATCAAATTACTGTAAATACCGCAACGTATAACGAAGACACAAAACAATATACGTTTAAAAGAGCCTCCGATGGACCTGTTGAGCCTCCACCGCCTCCACCGCCTCCACCGCCTGACGAAGACGAAGACGGTTATATTCCTCCCCCCAATCCACGTATTACGCCCATTCTTCCCACTCCTTCTCAAAAAATTCTGATAGATCAAGCGCTTAACAGAGTATTTAAAGACGGAGATCGTAACTACAAAGCCCTTACATTGGCGATTGAACTCTTTGAAGGTAAAGATGTAAATAAAAAGCAATTTACTATGTCATTTACTACACGCACATGCGTTCCTAATTCTATTAAGGAAGAAGTTCCTGAAGAAAATCGTGCAGCGTTTTGTGAATATATTTACAAAAACAGTTCAAACGAAGATGAACGTGGAAGAAAGACAGAACTTTATCGTTTGAGCTTTAGACGAGATAAGCAATTGCAAGTTTTTATTGATGAATTTATTCGGTTAGAAAAAGAGAAGGGAGACCCAAATGCCATTAGAGAAGAGCCGCCTCCACCGCCTCCACCGCCTCCACCGCCGCCTGCAGTTAACAATTGTCTAAACGGATATCCGCTGTTATATAACGATCCCTTTTTTGGCGAAGATCATAATGAAAGAGATACCCTAACCCATGGACTTAACCAATATCAACTTAATCCAGACGATAAGACTATAATAATTGATGGAGTTAGTGTAAGAATTATAAGAATAATACAGGCTTGCCATCCAGACCGTAATGGAGGTATTAGCGCTATAGATACTGCGAGAATTAATCGAATAGCACGATTTTTAAATACTCTAAATGGTTACGATGGGCCTCCACCGCCTCCACCGCCTCCACCGCCTCCACCGCCTCCACCGCCTGACGAAGATAATCCATTTGATCGTCCGCCTCCACCGCCTCCACCGCCTCCACCGCCTCCACCGCCTCCCAATCCGTTTGGTCCGACTGCTACAGAACAAGTCACGGAAAAATTTAAAGCAAGCACCAATGCTTTAATAGTCAAATATAAAGATTTTGTCCAATACAATTTAGGGAAAGATATCATCAATAAGAACTTTTTTAACAATAAAACAAACCCAATAAAACCAAAAGATTTTTTGACATCTTACTCTGCTTTACGAGAATTCAACCCGATCGCATATCCGCCTATAGCATTCGATTCAATCGAACTGTTCATAAATAAAGATCCTACTCTCGATACTCTTTCAGGAGGTGGACAACGTGGCGGAACTATGAAAGATTATGCAGGGTTTGATATTATTTATGCAATTAAATTATTACAAAACAATAATGATGTAATCAAACAAAATGCAAAAGATATAAATGAAAGAGTAAAATTATTTAATTCTGCAAATATTTCATTTATTCCAACTGCAGGTCCTACTAATATTAGTGATGCACTTAAATTTATTATTGAAAATGGTCCATTTGATAACGAAAAATCTCTATTAACAGAAAATGTATACAAAAATACTAGAGAAATAATTACCGTATTTCATAGAGCTATAGGAAATTTAGATTCAACTGCATATGGTGAATTAATTAAAGAAGCTGAAAGCGACAGACAGTCAAAAATAATTGCAGTGCGATCTTGGATACGTTCATTGGCAAAAAGATCTAATGTAACCGAAAAAGATATTCAAAAACTTGTTCCAGATTTGATGACTATTAAACAATTTATTGATATTCTGGCCGAACTAAATGTTAACGAAAATCTAAAAATACGTATTAATAAATCTGTATTTGAAAAAGAGACACCATTAATTCCGAATATGTACGTATTAAATAAAAGTATTAAGAAAATAACTGATAAGGCTAGAGATGCAATAATATTTGATAATATTGTAGATTACTTTGAAACTGAACCAATTTTTGATTTTTTTCTCTTTAAAAATGTTCTTGTTGTGCTTTATGACTTTACATTAGGTAATAAAGATTATGATAAAATTTATATAATACTTTCATATATCATCAACTGGCTAAAAGAAAGAACTCCAAATAGATTAACAAATAAGGATATAATCGATTTTCAAAAGAAGTACCCACAAATTAAGCCAGAACAGCTTGTTGGTGTTTTGGCACTGATGGTTCGAAATAAAATTAAAGTTAAAAATAGTTTAGTGCGTATAATTGATTTTAATGCAATCAGATCCTTATCTAATGCCAGCAAAGTAGACCAAAATATTAAGTTAATTACCATGTTAGTCGACGTTAATCAGGTAACTCTTCCAAAACCGACTATATCACAAGTTCTTCAACTTGAAAAGGTATATGGTACTATAGACACTAATGCTTTACAACTTCCTACGCTTTTTGTCGGTGAAATTATAATTGAAAGTATATCATCCTTAAGTAGTTTAGGTGATATAAATATTACAAAGTTTTCTGACTCATCAAACGATATGCAAAAATTGACTATTGACGGCGATAAAAAAGTTATAAAAGTTATTAAACCCGGAGTAATAATTAAAACTGATCGTTCTAAAGAGATATATAATAATATTACTACAGAGATACTTACAGAGCCTGCGTTAATCGCTCCAGCTTCAACTAAGTCGCCCGCCAAATATGAATTGACAATACGAAATAGAAGAGGAGTTAAGAGCGACAATGACAACGCTAAAGGTACATTAAATAGATCTACGGAGATAGATAGAGTGAGCACAATATCATTATTGCGAGAAATTCAAGGAGTTATTAATAAACGAAACGAAGAAGATAGAGAACAAGGTATTGTACGAGGAGAGTATAAAGAAGGTGAAATAGTAAAAAGTGCTAAAAAGTTTGTCAAAGGAACAGATGTTGCTAAAGAAATGAAGATGATGCAAGAAAGTAGGGAGAAGGATAAGCGTATCGAACTTCTAGAAAAATTACAAGAACAGGTTAAAGAAAAGAAAGCAATATCAGACGAAGCCGAGAAAAGGTTTAGAGAAAAACTAGAAAAGGTAGCTCAAGCAAGAAAAATAAAAGAGCTTGAAGATTTGTTAAGAGAACGAGATGCTGGTCTTGCAAAAGAGTATGAGAAACTAAAGGAGGATGAAAAAAATAAAGGCGATCTTAAAAAACCTGATAGTATGACAGACGCCCAGTGGAATGACTTAAAAACATTACTTGGACCAGCTTCAGCTAATGATCTACCATCAATAATATCTACATATAAAGCAACAAATAATTTTAATGTTTCACCATATTATTCAAGCATAGATGCAATGATTAACCAGCTATGGACAAATTTACAAATTAGAAAAAATAATAAGAAAGATAAAAATAAGAATAAAGGAAGACCGCAGCCCGGTGGTTATAACCAAACGTTACGCAATCATCTTCGTGGACTGCGTCGTACATACCGACGTATCTAAATTAAGTTTTTGAATCAATTTATTAATATATTCATTTGTGGAATCGTGACTACAAACTAAAACGTCTTTTGTGCGAGTTGCCAGCAAAAGACGGATTACTTCATATTGCTCTACAGGTTTTAGCTCTTTCATACAAATTATTACTTTTCCTTCTTTATAGACTAATTGTTCGCGAATTGCCTCCATTATTTAAAAGGAGGTTAGCTTCTGTGTATACGGATTGTTCTTGTGAGCATCTAAGATTGACGGGTGATTACGATCTACATGAATATCCTGCTGTAGAGGCTCATTGTAACGGAAAGAACCAAGACTGTCGGCGTGAGCGTTTACGCGCTGGATCGGAGGATTGATACGAGTGGCATCTGAAAGAACAGACTCATCCTTCTTGGTCTGAATTGAGTAACTATCGGCACCCATTGAGAAACCAGTACCCTGAGCACCAGCGGGTCCAGGACGTCCCTCAGTTGTTAACTTCATGAATTCCTGATAGGGCTCTGTGAATGCACGAATGTAGGATGAAAATATAGCGTTGCCTCCCGAAATGCCATTGTACGCTACACTTGTTGAAGCACGAGATGTCTCTTTCATGGGTTGTTCTGGGTAGTTACGCGGAGCAGTTTGGGCACCTACAGCTGTATTCACACGATCCATTCCATATAGAACAAACCGATCGGGCTTATTCTTATTTACGTCAGCTTGAATACCAGGTTGCGTAATTTGAGAAACACCAGGTACAGGCTCCTGAGTGTATGATAACTTCGGGCGAGTATCTATACGAAGTTCATCTGTTGTTTTGGGAAGCTCATACTCACGGAGTTGATCTTGTTGAAAGCCACCCTTACCTAAATTGGTATAGCCATCGTTTGCACCAGGACCAACGCGAACTTGTTCAACGGGGAATATATTCTTCATGTTCTGGCCGGAAACCATGCGAGACTGCATGAAGTCTGACTCGTTGGGATTGCCAAACGGATTACCAGTTGCAGGTTTAGCATCATAGAATGACTTTGTTTCGCTCTTCTGAAAGTACTCCTTGCCAGCTCCCGTGTGATGATCTAGAAGAGTATCTGTACCTCCCGAGTACGTACTCTGCTTTAGTGCGGCTCCAAAGAAAGGTACCTCGTTACTATGACCCTGCTGGTTTTGAGAGTGAATTACGTTGTCAGAATGACTTTCTGTGGGGCGAGGGTCGGAATTTCTAAAGTCTTCACGCTGTTTTCCATCTTCACCTACGCTCGGCTGCTGTACAGCAAGTGCGTATCCAACAGCACCAAGTCCTAGTAAAAGTGCAACTTCAATCATCTTTGTATTTCACATTTACTTTTTCTTTCCTATCTTCACCGGTTCTGTAGCTATTGGAAAAATAGCATGGTTCTGCGGTTTGTGGTGCAACCATGTTAAATTTCGGTGAGTTTGGTCTTGCTGTGACGATGGGGGTGGGTTTATAACCGGAGCAAATCCCGTCTCTTCATCACCTGGAACAAAAATCGGTCTATTTACCGGTGTGTCCAGTGGGTAATTGTGTGTGCTCATTTGTCTTGGGAACAGAAACTTTCAGCTCAGACCAAGCATCGCGATTAAAAGGCGATAGTGATATCTTACCAATCATCGACCGGAACTTATTAACCATATTGTTAAATGCAGTGGTATCTGTGCCGGGTAAGGGTAGAGGTAACTTTACATCCTTGTTACCAGGTTTCACACCATAACAATTGACACCAAACTTTGTAGCAGGATCAAAGTAACCACCATTTACACCAGGACGACCACATCCTGTACGTTTTGATTGATCCGTTTCTTGTTGTAAAGCTTCCCATGTGGCCTGTTGTGTCGGATATAGAGCCATTCCACCCTGAGTCCAACCATAACCACACCATTCAGCACCACCCGAGAACGCTTCCATTATTTGGTCATACGATGCAAGCTCGGACTCGTACGCTGCACAAAGAGCAGGAGCTTCATCATATGTATAGTTGTTACCACTTACGTAAAAAACTTCTTTCTTTTCAATCGGCTTCATTGTAGCCGTTTTAGATGCCGGCGCAGGTCCAGCAGCTGTTTCGTGAAATCCAAGATCTAGACCATTCTTAGAAAAATCAACTGTAAATACTCCAAACTTTTGAAGAAGGTAAAACAGAAGAGCTGCAAGTCCCATAACTACAAGAACTGATATGATACTACCCGTACCTATAAATACGAATATACATGACATTACAACTCCCACGATTGTGATTGCTAAGATTGTCGGATACGGCAACATTATTCTTCTAGCCGATAATAAATTAACATTCTCATAGCAGTTGACACGGGAAACTGTTTAGGGCCATAGTTTTGAACATGTTGATCATCTATCTTACACCAAGGGGAACCGGGTGGTATATTTCTGCCGTATGTCCACCAATGTGAACCATTATAACAAACAATTCCGATAAGTGCATATTTGTTTTTATTCAGAACAAGAATGCTTGAATATCCAACTGATCCATTAATTGATCTAACGTGAAATATCATTACACGAGGAAATGATCCAATTAAATAATTTTTAGTACATCCTAATTTATTACATTTTTCACATTTCCATTCTTCAATTTTTACCGGTGTAACAGCATCTTGAATACATTCTAGAATAGGTGTATCTAGTTTTGTTGTAGTAATATCAAATTCAATTACACTGTCTTCCTTTACATTATTTTCAGGACATGATTTACACTGAATTATTGATGCAGTTTTAAACCTACATAATTTATCCAAAAAAGGAATTTCATCACACAAGTGTTGAAGAAGCTCGTGGCTATCACCAATACCATCTCCTGCAGGCATATGATGGGTTTTTACGGACTGAAAGAATTCCTTTAGACCTTCTTTGCCTCCTGTTTTCCAAATTTTACATAAGCACTCGTCCAGAACATTATTTGTTTCAAAAATACCATTATCATAACGGGTTTGTACATCGGGAATTCGGAATATTCCTTGTAAACAAGCATTAACCCAACAACTTCCTCGAAAGTTTTGGAGTCCGAACATACTTACTTCTAATGCTGGAACTTAGAGAAATCTGTTAAAAAGGGTTGAGGAGGACCTTCCGTGGGAAATGCCTTTTGTAGATCCGGATTGAAATCGTATGTCTCATCATCTACTTGATCTGAAGCATGCTTTCCTGGAATTGATTTGTTCTTTGTACCGGGAACTATTGGAATATCCGGTCCATATATATCGGGATATGTGCCAGATGTATCAGTTGTTTTAGACTTATTTCCGTTAGGAGAAGTTGGCGGTACTACCTTTTCTGCTTTAGGACCATAAATTTCTAATTCAGACGGCTCGTCCTTCTTTTTCTTTTTTACTTCAGGAGTTCCGTGAGTTTGGAGAGCACTTACTAAATCTTTGTTAGTCATGCGTTCGACGCGATATCGTGTTACAAAAATAACTACTATAATAAGAACTACACCCCCCAGTAAAAAAATAGTATCATTAACCATTCTTCTCTTTACTCAAAGCAAAGAAATCCCCTGAAAGAGTTTAAAACAATATGTTTAAATATACCTTATTGCTAAAGTATAAATAAATGTCGCTAGTGCGATATACTCCTGACGGAGGAGTCTGTAACCTAGGAGATCCCGCAAAACAACCTGGCCCTGAAGGGGAGACTGGTCCTGTTGGTGCAAGCGGTGCAACGGGACCAGTTGGTGCTTCAGGTGCTGCTGGACTAGGAGGAGCCACTGGAGCCTCGGGAGCTATAGGAGTAACTGGTGTTACTGGACCATCTGGACCTCCTGGACTAGGCGCTGGCAAAATTTTTTATTTTGATACCAATGGTGCAGATACTTATGCATTAATCTCTGCTCCGGTAATTATTGGTCAAATAGATCAACCTATAACATTTACAAATTCTGTTGGTCCATTTATTATTGATCCTTCTCTAATAGAATATCCAAACCTTATTGGAGGACTATGGAATATAAATATATACGCAAATATCGAAACTACTACAGGAGGTACTGCTACATTATATGGAGTAGTTCAACCTTTTACAAACACAACAGGACATACTCTTATTGGTACAGGAGAAGGATCTCCTATACCGATACCATCCACATTAGGATTAGTTACAAACATTATACCTGTTTCTAATTATACTCTTGATATAGATCCAGATCAGTCAAATACATACGGGATTACATTATACGTTACTATAACCGGAACTGCAACTGTACATCTTTATTATAGAGAACATACATCATCATATGTTGTAACAACTTTAGCAACAGCACAAGGTGTAGGCGCTGTACAAAATGGAACTTCTGGCCCTACAGGACCTACGGGTGTAAGAGGTTCCACAGGTGCTTCAGGTGCCGTGGGAGCTTCAGGTGTTACTGGACCTACAGGTGCTTCAGGTGCTGAGGGTCCTACAGGTCCTAAAGGTGATGCGGGTAGTCCAGGTGGTGCTACAGGTCCTTCGGGTCCTACTGGAGCTTCCGGGGTAACAGGTCCTACTGGAGCTTCGGGTGCTGCCGGTTCTACAGGTGCTTCAGGTGTTGAGGGTCTAACTGGGCCTACAGGTGCTTCAGGGGTTACAGGTATAACTGGACCTACAGGTGCTTCAGGTGTTGAGGGTCCTACTGGACCTACAGGTCCTAAAGGTGATCCGGATGGTCCAACGGGAGCTACAGGTCCTAAAGGTGATACAGGTAGTCCAGGTGGTGCTACAGGTCCCACCGGAGCAAGTGGAGTAACCGGTCCTACTGGTGCTTCGGGCGCTGCTGGTATAACAGGTCCTACAGGTGCTTCAGGTGTTGAGGGACCTACAGGTGCTTCAGGAGTTACAGGAATTACAGGACCTACGGGTGCAAGCGGAGCCTCTGGTTCTACGGGTGCTTCAGGTGCTGCTGGTCTAACCGGTCCTACAGGTGCTTCGGGTGTTGAGGGTCCTACGGGACCTAAAGGTGATCCAGATGGTCCAACGGGAGCTACAGGTCCTAAAGGTGATACAGGTAGTCCAGGTGGTGCTACAGGTCCTAGTGGAGCAAGTGGAGTAACCGGTCCTACTGGAGCTTCGGGCGCTGC